CTTTCTCCGCTTTTGCGGAGAAGTAAACGCCGAGCGGCAGGAGACGGAACGCGCGCGCAAGCGCGGTACCGGTCTCGATGACTTGCCCGTACGCTTGCCGGGGATCCTTGCTCGTTTCCTTGAACTCCGCGAGCGCAACTTCCATGATCTCCGAATACGAATCAAGGGCGACCCACGAATAATCATGATCGCTACCCTTCAAGAAGGCATACGCTTCGCGCACGTCGTCGAGGGACGATATCTCGGCGACATCGGCGTCAACGTCGGCGATTGAGAGCAGACCGCTTTCCGCAGATAGAATCAGTGTTTTACCCGGTATAGTCCGAATAAGACTCGTTTTCCCGGCGCCAGCGGCGCCATATACGCAAAATTTAATTCCGTTGTTCTCCACGGAATCTTTGACCGATCGAATCTTCAGAGCCATGAAGGGCCTCCGTTTTGTTGTTGTTGAGCGCAAAGTAAAGTTAAACATTTACAGAGTCAATCTTTTTTTTTACGGTGTCGCACGAAAGGAGATCGGGCAATGAAACTAAGGGATTACCAGAGCGAGGCGATCCAAGCGGTCGCGGAGTCGCTGAAAAGAGGGGTGCGCGCGCCGCTCGTCGTCGCGCCGACGGGGTCGGGAAAAAGCGCCATTCTGGGGGGGATCGTTCGGGACTTTTGCACGATGGGTGCGCGGATCCTGGTCGCAACACATCGCAAAGAACTGATCGCGCAGGATGAAAAAGCGATCCTTCGGGTTTGGCCAGAGGGAACCGGGCGCGTCGGGGTTTACTCAGCGGGGCTTGGTCGTCGGGAGATACGGACGGCAACGGTTGCCGGGGTGCAAAGCGTCGCACGTCGCGCGCGCGAGCTTGGCAAGATTGACGTCGTATTGATCGACGAAGCGCATCTCGTCTCGCCCAAAAGCGATACGCAATACGGGCAACTCTTGCGGGGGCTTTACGAGAGGAATAACGATCTTTGTGTTGTCGGTTTGACGGCGACACCGTACCGGCTGGGTCAGGGTTTACTAACGCAAGGCGATGGGAAAATATTTGAAACCATAGTTTACGACATCGAGATCAAGCGACTCATCCGCGATGGGTTTCTCTCGCCTCTCGTCTCGTCAAAAGTAAGCGCGGCGATTGATCTTGAAGACGTCAAGGTGAGTGGTGGAGATTATGTTCTCGCTGATCTTGAACTTGCGGCCGACGTTGACTCGATAACGGATTCAGTCGCCCGGGACATCGCAGCTACGAAGCGCAAGTCGATCCTCGTCTTTGGATGCAGCGTCGCGCACGCATCGCGACTCCGGAACGCAATCCAGATGCAGGGGATTTCGTGTGAGACCGTCGTCGGGGAGACGCCAAATCGGGATCAGATATTGGCGGACTTCAAAGCGGGGCGCATCCAGTGTTTGACGTCGTGCGATGTCTTGACGACGGGATTCGATGCGCCGGGCGTGGATTGCCTTGCAATCGTGCGCGCGACGCTCAGCCCTTCGCTTTACGTTCAAATTTGCGGGCGCGGTTCGCGCATCGCCGAGGGGAAGAAAGATTGCGTCGTTCTTGATTACGGCGGCAACGTCGCGAGGCACGGACCCATCGACGCGATAAAGATCGAGCCGAAGACGTCGAGGGGGAACGGTAAAGCGCCGATGAAAATTTGCCGCGCGTGTTGGGCGGAAGTTCACGCAAGCGCGAGGACTTGCGAGTATTGCGGGAATGAGTTCCCAGCGCCGACGAAGCGAGTCAATGAGCGCGCGTCTCGTCTTGCGGTCATCAGCGAGGACGACGAGAAAGCGGAGCCGGTGCGTCGGGAGGTCGAGCGCATCGAGAGGACACGGCACGAGAAAGAGGGGAAGATCCCATCGATGCGCGTCTCATACTACGGGCCCGGGACGAGAAGCGACTATCACCCGATCGCTTCAGAGTGGATTTGCGTTCAGCACGACGACGGAAACTTCGCGAGACGCAAAGCGGAATCGTGGTGGCGGCAGCATTGCGACGCAGACATCGCTTGTCCGTCGTCGGTGTCGGAGGCGCTCGAGCTTGAGGATTATCTTCGACCCGTCGTCGCCATATGGACGAAGCCGGAAGGGAAATACACGCGCATCACCGGATACGAATTCGGAGAGACCCGGGAGCCGGGCGAGGATGACGATGTCGAGGTTACGGGCGAGACGACGGAAGAGGATATCTGGGGCGACGAGATCCCTTGGTGATCGTGACGACGAAAGACAAAGCGAAAGCGAAGATACCGACGAAGATCATGAACGACCCCTAAAAAAACCCTCGGACAGAATTGTCCGAGGGCGATGCGACTCCACAGATCGACAGCGCTTCACGCTGTGAAAAGTGAATGGGTTTTCTACATGTGATCGCAAAAAAAAGCAAGCCCGACGCGAGGGCCGGACTTGCTAGGCAATGACGGACGGAGAGAGGGGATGTCCGCGGATCTAGAATACAAGTTGATTTTGCGGCGTCAATCCTCTATTTAGTTCGTATCCCTCGCGCTAGTGGCGGCACCCGCTAACCGCGATCAAAATCTAGTGCGAAGGACGAGGAACCCTCGTCATGGTGTGCCGACCGTGACGGGGGTTTTCTCGTCGTGGAAAATCATGCTTACGAAAGATCAGAAAGTTGCGATTGATACGGTCGAACTCGCGTTCGGCAAAGGACACAGAGAAGCGGCGTTGACCGGTTGGGCGGGAACCGGGAAGACATTTACTACGGCGCGCATTGTCGAGCGATTGCAGGGGTACGGGAAAGTTCATGTCCTCGCGCCGACGCATAGGGCGTGTAGCGTGCTTCGAACTGAGTTCGACGAGGCGCAAGTCTACGTTCCGGTCGACACGGTACACGCAGGATGCGGCCTCATTCCATGCAAAAAAACACAAGGCGTCAAAGAAGCAGGTAAGGCGCGCGCGGACGAAGCGGATTACATCATCGTCGACGAAGCGTCGATGATCGATGGAAAGCTGCTCGCGCGGATTCGACAGTTGCCAGCAAAAAGAATTCTTTTCGTCGGCGACCCATATCAACTTTCACCTGTTTCCGAGGCGCGCGGGACTCCGGCTTTTTCGGACGATACGCCCACGGCGAGATTAACGGAGACGAAGCGGTACGCGCCGGGATCGGTTCTCGACAAGTTGACCGCGCACCTCCGGGATTGCATCGATACACGCAAGAAACCGAACGTCGGAAAGATTCGCGAGGTTATGCAGTTTGTCGACGGCGGTTTCGAGAAAGCGGGCGAATTGTACCGCGAGAAGGAAGGGATCGTTTTGGGCTTTACGAACCGCGCGGCGTTCGAGGCGTGTTTCGCGGTTCAAGGCGGCGCAGAATACTATTTCAAAGACGGCGATCCGGTTGTTTTTCTCGAACAATGGAACCCCTCGGGGGACTTCTCGGCGCGCATCTACAACGGAACCGAGGCGACAATCGAAAAGCAAGACTTCGTCCACGAATCAATCATAAAGCTAGATTTGAAGTTCTCGACGGGCGGACGAGCGGAAGTCTATTCGTACCGAGCGGACGAGATGGTTTTCTGGATGGATCTCAAAAAGCAGATCTCGGCTCGGTATCGGTGCACGCGGGATCAATGGGATCAGTTCAAGAAGCGAAACCCGATCGTCGAATCTTTGGGCGGTTCGGATCACGCGCGGGGGAAACTCGACCAGATCAATCGGTTCGCTTTTCTTCGGCAGACATACGCGACGACGTGTCACAAGGCGCAAGGCGGATCTTATGACCGGGTGATCGTGTTATGGGATGACCTTATGAAAGCAAGAGATCCGGAGATGTTGGCGCGCTTGCTTTATGTCGCGGTAACCCGGGTTCGTTCGGCCGATGAACTCTTTTTCGTGCGGGGTGCGAAATGAAAAACTGGATCGAAGAATACCTCGATCTCGGGTGGAAGCTATGCGCGACAAGGCCGGGACAGAAAGGGCCTTATATGCAGGATTGGGGGCGCCTTGATCTTGGTGTCGGCCATTGGATGTCCAGACCAAACGACGGCGTCGGACTAATTCTCGGGCGCTCGGGGATGGCGACCATTGACATCGACGACATGGACGCCGCGCGGGGGGCGATGGATGCGCTAGGGATTGACCTGGATGCGCTTTTGGATGCGCCGGATGCGGTGCAGATCGTGTCTCGGGAGGGGCGCGGTAAACTTCTTTATCGCATACCGGACGAAGCGCGCGGGATCGTGACGTCGAGAAAGGTTGTTTCGTGGAAAGATTCAAAGGGGGGATCGTTTTGCGCGATCGAGTTTCGGGCGGGTTCTGAGCAATTGCAGGATGTCCTTCCACCCTCGATCCATCCGGCGACGGGGAAGCCCTACGCGTGGAAGGGCGACTTCCGAGCGGTCCCGGATATGCCTGAAGCGCTGATCGATATCTGGCGAGATTGGGATTCGGCCTTGCGCATCATGAGGGACGCGGACCCGAACCGGGACAAGGGAAGCAAGATCAAACAGAAAAGAGAAATCAAGTTCGCGCCGAGAAAGGACGGCGAGGGCGACGTCATCGGGAAGTTCAACGACGCTTTTTCGGTTTGGGATGTCATGTCTCGCCCATCGTTGGCAGCGCTTTACGATGAAGCGGGCGCGCGATGGGCGAGGAAGGGAAGCAAAGAGTTCGCGGGCGTGGTGGCGCTAGAGTGCAGGGAAGGGACCGGGCATCACCGACTGTATTCCCATCACGCAGCGGACCCGCTGATCGCGAACGCTTCGACGGACGCGTTCGGGATGTTTTGTCTCGCCGAACACGGCGGCGATTGTAGCGCAGCGGTGAAAGCGGCGGCGTATGAGCTAGGGCTTCCGCCCCTACAGAGAGATGAAGGGCCTATGATTTCAGACGAACACGCAAACGAAATCCACGTCGCGCAGCCGAGGGCGCTTGTCGCAAGCGGCGGGGCGGTTCGGGTTCCGAAGCTCGAGATCATAACGTCGATCCCGGGCGAAGAGGAAATCGGATTACAGGAAAGCCCGGCGGCTGAGGAGATCGCAAAGGCACCCGGCGCGCTTGCGGGTAGGAAACTACCCGTCGACGCGGCGCAAGAACTCGCGGCGTGGATTGCGGGGCGCGTGGGGACGGCGAAGATCGGCCCGACAATGCACGCAACGCTTGCGACCATCGGGCATCTAGCGTCTCGGCGCTACGAGCGCGAAGACGGGCGAAGGCCCAACGGGTTTTTTGCGGTTCTCGATTCGGCGACGCTCAATCTCTCGCCATATCTCCGCGCGGTCGATGACTTCCTAGACATCTTGGGCATGTACGACGGCGGCGGGGATCATGGGAAAATCAAATACATAGAAGAGAGAATCGACGACGTGTCGACGCCGACCGCATTGCGCGAAGGGTATCGAAACGCGGCGCGGCTACTGTTTGGAAGCCCATCGTTTGCGACGTGGCTGGAGCGCGAGGGGAAGCAGATCAATCCGTCGTTTCGTTTGTTGCTCGACGAACTCGGTTGGTATCGCCTCGGAAAAACGATTAATTTTAAGCAGATCAAGGGCGATGCGTTCACGGTTCGGGCGACGGCGCTTTCGTCGCTTTGGGCAATCGCGCCGGGCGCTGTCGGCGGTTTGGTGAGATCGACCAGGGGATCGGGTTTGTTGCAACAAACTTTGGTCGCGGACTCGCTCGACGAATCGTCGCAGCCGGTTACGCGGATGACCGGGATTCCGAGACTCGCCCGGGATCGCTTGCGCGATGTCGGATCGATCTCGGAAGACAAAAACCCGGGCGGCGTGGACGACTGGGAATTTCATGCGCCACAGATCGTCCCGGTCGATCCTGAGGCGATACAGATCGCGCTGGATCTAAAGGAACGCATCACGCGAAGCGTAGGCGACTCTGACAGACTTCGCGACTTCCCCCTTGGTGGGTGCGCGCGCGGGTGGTCCGAGGCGTCAGAATCTATATCGCTGAGTCTCGCGGCGGTTCGCGACCCGGAGGAGCCTCGGGTGACGGCCGATCTAGCCGATTGGGCGGCGAATTGGGTTTGGGATTGTTGGTCGCTCGTCTTGGATCGCTTAGGCCGAGCAAGGGAAGACAGCGCGGACATCGAGCGGGCGATCCTTGAGGTCCTTCGGCGCGCGGGTACAGCGGGCGCGACGACGATGGAGCTTCGCGACGCGGCGCGGGGGATGCGCGGCATGTCGGCCGACCGGCGAAAAGAGATCCTTGGCGGTCTGGTAGAGGACGGCTTGATCTTGCAGCGCAAACAGCGGGGCGGGCGTCGCTTTTTTCTCGCGGCGAAATGATCTCTCCCCTCCTTACCGTATTTGTTCCTTCCTTATGTAACGAAAAACAAAGGGAAAACTAAAGAAGGGAGGAAGGTCCTTATACGCGCGCGCAATTAATAATGTGCGCGCGTTAGTACCTTCCTCCCTTCTTCGTTTTTTTTAATGAAATCATGGACATAAGGAAGGAAAAAGGAAGGTAAGGAAGGGAAGTGGTGGATTATGTAAACTCGATGTTGGTGAGGGGGCAAAAAGTGATCGCAAGAGTGATCGCAGGTGCCCCCGAGGGGCGCGATCAACAGATCCGGATCGGCGGAAACCCGCAAGGATATGCGGCTTAGAAAAAAAAGTGTTGTTTGCGTCAAGCCTACGCTTGACGTTTCAGCAGGGATCGCTACAATGGGTGCATGAACAGCGGCGCCGCGGCGCAGGGAGAGAGACCATGGAAAACAACTACCTTCTTATTCGCGTCGGCCTGAAACTCGTTCGCGCAAAAAGCAACACGATTGATGCCGCAAAGCGAGAGGCAAACGGGATGCAACATCCTGCAATCTGGAACCCCATCGAGATCTACGACTGGTCACCCGTGAACGGGTTTCATCCAGTAGAACCCAAACTTCTCACGTCGAAAAAGAACTTTCGTTCTGAGTGGACGTGAGACGAACGACAGAAGCCGACGGACGGCACGCTACCCCGGGCTTCAGCGCCGGGGTTAAGGCGTCAGAGAGCGCGAATGAACGCGCGAGAGAGAGGGGAAACACGATGGAATACCAAAACGAATTGACGATTTGCGCAGAGAGCATCGCACGATGGGCGATTGACGCGGGGTGGAATCCCGATCTCGGCGGGTACGAATTGACCGAAGCGGATCTTGAATATGTGCGAGGCGAGCAGCCGGATTCGCTCGAGTGCTTGCCTTTCATGGACGGGAGTCAGCACGCATTCGAGCGCGATGTCCAGGTGACTGTTAACGAGATCTTGCGCGAGGTGCAATCATGACGCGGGAGAGATGGCTGATCGTTCTTCTCGCCGCGATCTATGCGGCGGTCGGGACCATCGAATTTGAAAGTGATCGCAAGGCGGAGGCGCGCGGGGTTTATGCTCCGCAGCCCGCGGGGGAGGATCCTGATTTGTGGATCTGGTGATTTTTTTCTTCTTTGCGTCAATCGAACACTTGACATTAAAAGAGATCTCGCATACAATGATCTCAACGGGGCGCAATGAAGCGCGAAAGAGAGAGGGATCACGAAATGAACAACACCGACTTCAACGCAGTATTTGGACAACTCAGCATCGAAACGAACTGTGCAGCCATTGAAAGCAAAATCAAATATGTTTTGAGCGTTCTCGTTAGAGCCCCCCGCGAAGAGATCGAAAAAGGAATGTCTGTCATCGATAAAGAGCTGAACGACCTCGCAGATAAGATCTTCGAACATGCAAGCCCGATGGACCCCGACAATTTCGCTTGGGTCCGATTCGATAAGGTTGAAGAGTTGTT